GTTAAGTCGGGTTCAGCCATCCCCGGATGATACCCGATGAAATGGCCGCAAACTAGGGGGGTTGCATTTACACATAAAGTATGATACCATGGTTTTGGAAGCTGACAGAAAGATCGGCTCCATGTTCTTTAACAAACAAAGGAAAACGTTATGCAAGTAATCAAAATTACTGCCGTCGAACACGAGGGCAACCCAGACTTCTTCACAGCCATCGTCATCCAGACGTCCGAAAAACAAACCGTGGATTACGGTCACTTCGGCTCGACTAAGTACACTTGGCAGAGTCACGCGATCGGGGTCAACTGCATACACATCACGCCCCACGACCACAGCATCCACGAGTATCACATCCACGATCCGGTCTTTTGGAAATACTTCAAACGGATCAGTGAGGATAACGATCTGATCAAGGAATGGTTTGATGTTCCCGACACAGACGAGGAGTTCATCAAGTTCGACTACGAGGCATACACCAAGATGGAAAACCCACGGGCTGAACCAAAGTCCTAACCAACCACGGCCCCCGGCTCATGTCGGGGGCACTTATCAAGGACAAAAAGAATGAATGAAGTGAAACTAAAAAACGCAACNTACTACGGCTGCACGCCGGACGAGATCGCCCATATCATTGAGTCCTATCTGGACTATAGCGGCATAACTAGGGATAGTGAGGAGCGCGGGTTTGATGCTCTCGCCATGTTTGTCCCGTGGTGGGACGAGTGGGTGAGCGATGAAACCCCCGCAGAGGGCGGAGCATTTTTTCAAGGGGAAGAATAATGGAAGTTTTAGTGATCGGGATCGTTATATCTATAATCGTCGTCAAAGCGACTCAGTGAAGGTAACAACGTGGATAAAATAATAGACTGGATCGAAGACCTCGAAACACGGTTCAAATGCTTCACCGAAAACCACGAGTGGCTCGTGTATACATCCAACGGGCAAAAGCGCAGAATCTGTAGACACTGCTCTAAATGCCAACGGCTCATGGAACATACCCACGAGACCTGGATCGAGCGACCAGAAGGAATTTAAGAATGTCAGCGGGCGGTGCATGGGTAACAATTTCTCCCCGATAACACCCGCAGCAGGGCCAGGCACTCCAGAGGACTTCCCCTGATTCTCGGGACTTCTCATTNACTCCTGGTGACCTGCCGTCTGACCCACGTCACGGGTCTTTTTTTTGCCCTTTTATATATATAGGGAGAAAAATAAAAAATAAAAAATAATTTCTAAATCGCCGTAACCGGTGTGTTTGTGTAACCGGGTGGCTCGGGGGCCACGGCTCACGGTGCTTTGAGGCGGTTTCGGTGTTCTGGCAAAAGGTCACAGGAGTTACAGGAGTGTTGTTTGACTGTTTTTGGGCCAGAGCTTAATTGCCAAATTCCGTTTATGTGTTTTGAAAAAAAAAATAATTTTTTTTATTTTTCTAGCTATATATATAAAGCGGTTTGAAATATAGGAGGATTGCGGGTAAATTGCCCAGAATTCATCTGAGGAGATTCTGGATGCCACACCGGTACAATATCCCGGCCAGTGAAAAGCGAAAGCCTGGACGGCCGAAGAAAACCATGGCGGAGAGAGAGCAGCACCCTCTGACCCGTCGCCAAGAGAAGTTTGTAAAAGAACTGGTCTCGAAGGATGGCCAGATCACAATGCGGGAAGCGGCAATCAATGCAGGTTACCCGGAGAAGTCAGCCTCCCGGCGAGCTTCTGAACTCACCAACCCTAAAATATCCCCACACGTTGTGAGAGCGATCAAGGAATACAGGCAGGAACTGGATTCCAAGTATGGCATCGATTACAAACGCCACCTCCGCGATCTGCAACGCATCCGCGATATGGCTTTATCTGATAAAGCATACTCCGCAGCCGTTATGGCTGAATACCGAAGGGGCCAGGCTCAAGGCGATATCTACGTGTCTAAATCTGAGGTGCGGCACGGCACCATCGAGAGCATGTCTAAAGACGAAGTTTTGAAAGCACTCGAAGAGATTAAGGCAGTGTATGAGCCAACAACAGTTGCCGTGGGACACGACTCAGAAGAAACAGAAAGCAAAGAAGGAGAGCAGCTTCTGGAAATCATTCCAGAGCAAAGCGAAAGCACTCCGGCCAAAATGGCGTCTGACCCGGCTTGAATCCTGGGCATCCCTGGGCGTGCCCGATGTCCTGGGATGCGATGAGCAAGGGCGGTTTTTTCTAATCGAGTTGAAATCGGTTAAGGGAAATGCCGTCCGTTTGTCGCCCCACCAAATATCCTTCCTAACCACCCACCAACACGCACCCGTCTATTGTCTGATACATCAGACCCACCGCAATGGTGAATCTGTTTATCTTTATCCGGGCGCAGCAGCCATTGATCTGGCGCGGGATGGCCTGGTGACAGAGCCATTACTTCGCCTGGATAAGGAACGCAGCTTCGCCTGGGACGATCTGTTTATTGCATTAACACAATAAAGCCTTATATACTCTGTGTAAGCGTTGTGAGGACGCTTTATAAAATTCACAGAGGAGATAGTAATGAAAACTAGAATCCACGTTAATCAGCACAATATCCGGGCTAACGCCAAAGGCGCGAAACTGCCCGTCCTTACCGTTAAAGACTACAAACAGAACCGCAAGTGTAACGAAGTCGAATTCCAGAACGGCCGCTTGGTATACAGCCCAGACAAGCCCCTGGCGTGCGGCGCGAAGGTCTGGATCGAGACGGATGAGCCAGTGAGGATCGTGCGATGAATAGAAAAGAATTTATGGAGTGGCTCGAAAGCTGCCCGACCCATAAATGGGAAGTAACAAATGAAGCCGATGACGGCATCTGGGTTCTGTTTCCGATAGATGAGGAGAACGACAATGAATAGATTCAGGATATTAGAGCATGGTTCTGTACTCTGGGAGGGAACGAACGTAGACATCTGCGGAATGAGAGCCAGGGAGCTTGAGTGCGCGGGTAGAGAAATAACCACAGAAATGCGGGAGGACGGCCCCTGGCGGCCGGTGACCATATGACACTTGAGGAAGCTGCTAGTAAAAAAATCATCGTCTGGTGGGATCCGGAACATTTCAACATCGATGAAAAAAACTTTGATTTAATCGAATGGATAAACATGGAGTTGTTCTGTGAACCCCTGGAGGAGCAAGTTCGTGATTTGATCAAGGAATATTATGGGGGGATTACCAGTGTTGATAAATAAATACGAAATAGCCGCTGAAAAACTGGGCATGGATCGGCCGCCAGTTGATTGTGCGCTGCCCTTGAACTGGACACGCGACGTCACGAGCTTTTTAAAAGCCACCGATCCGATCGCCTGGGCGAACCTGCATATCTCACATCATTTCGTCTGGAGCTATGATCAAAACGATTCGATCCTGGGCAGACCCCTACCGATCGACAGCACCGGAGAGTTGATACTTAGTCTCCTGGCGCGGCAGCCGCCGAGCCTTACATGATTTTTGTCTGGATCGGGGCGTGGATCGACAGTCTGTTAAAACCTAAACGCGGGCGCGATCCGCCGCATATCCGCAAACGGAGAGCAGAGGAAATAAAAAAATTAAGGCAAGCCAGAAAAAAACGCCTGGACAGAGAAAAGGAGGATAAACAGAACCGGCCCTAGTGGCCGGTTTTTTTATGCATAGAAATTTTACTTTTTTTATATATGGGATTACTATGTGCCCCGTTACACCAAAATTAACTCAACAAAGGTATGAAAAAATGGGAATCGAAAATAACGAATACACTCTGACTCAACTGCTCAGTCGCGTTAAGGATGATGCGGCACGCACCCTGGACGTGATTTATCCGACTGATCAGTTGCAGTACGTCTCGAATAATGAGCCCGGCCAGGAAGTCGCGCCAAAACTTATACTGGAACAGGCGATGGGCGTGCCAACTACTGAACTGTCGATCAACAGCGTGGCGTTTGATCAGATCAGCAGCCGGGCCGGTATTGACGTCCGCACCGCCCGCCGATTGCAGACGAACTACCCGGATGAATACGGCGCGCTAATTAATAAAACTTTTGAACGCGAGCCCGCTGCGCGCCTGGTACGGGCGCATATGACCCACGGCAACGTTGGCGTGGCGCGGGCGTTTTTATCGTCTAAATTCAAAACCTTTGATAATGCCGACCTCCTGGAAAGCGCGCTGCCCCAGTTGATTGAGTCTGACGCGGATTGGCAAGTAGTCCATGGAACTGTCACCGACAAGCGGCTCTATCTGCGGTTGAAGTCAGACCGGTTCACCGGTGAGGGCGCAGCCGTGGGCGATACGATGGCCCTGGGCATAGGTCTGAGCAATTCGGAAGTGGGACTGGGATCGGTATCGGTTTACCAAATGGTCTGGACACTGGCGTGCTTGAACGGCATGCAAACCGCAAACCGCCACCGCAGCAGCCACATAACGTCCGCCCGCGGGGACACTGATACCTGGGAAATGCTGACAGACGAAGCTAAAAACGCGGATAACAAGGCCCTGGCTTTGAAAGTCCGCGATCTGGTCGGCAATTACGGCAGCCGGGACGCCCTTGATACTGTCCTGGAGAAAATGCGATACGCCGCAGCGGATCATGTAGAAGGCAGCATTCACCAGGCAACCGAGAACCTGGGCAAGGTTCTTCAATTGACCAAAGCGGATACCTCTAAAGTTCTGGACGGTCTACTGGCCACGATCGGCCAGTCAGGTTACAGCGGGCAGCCGGTGAGCCGGGCAACTATGGTGAACGCCGTTACCGCGGTAGCTAATGACGCCGATCCTGACACCGTCGACGATTGGCAACGCCTGGGCGGCCGTGTCCTGGATTTGCCCGCCAGGGACTGGCAGAGAGTCGCAGCAGCGGCATAACTCGCCGCCGATCCGGTAGCAAGGCCCCCATGGTGAACGCCCTGGGGGCTTTTTTTATGGGATAAATGTGCGTATATTACGAGACCTGGCAGCCGCCAGGACAACCAACTCTGGAGAGGTATTGAAATGTCCCAATTTTTCCCAACCCCGGAAACCAAGTTTTATCTTAAGGAAGTGCGCCAGGGAATGATGGATTCGAACGATCCGCACCTTATAAACCTGGCCATGATTCTATCCGATTTGCAGTTGTTTCTTTTGGCTCAATCAATGGCCCCGGATGGAGACCAGGCGAAAACGTGCGAAAACTGGCTAGATGCCCTGGAGTCGCACCAGGGAATGGCCGTCGATCTGGAAACCGTAAAAGACATGGGCCTAGAGCCGTGATCAAAGTCAGCCGGATGACCGGTAAATTAGACGGGCTCGTAGCGATCAACACAAACACCCTGAGCAATGAATTTTGTCAGCAGCAGCACGCCGCCGGGAAAACCATCTGCGGCCAGTGTTATAGCTTCAGAATGTTGCAGCAGCACCGCCAGAACTGCGTCGATCCATGGGAACGTAATAGTCGGAAACTGTCCCGGCCGATCCCCGACTTGGAATTTTCCGCCCTAGTCGATCAGTTCAAGAATCTGCGTTTCGTTCGATTCCACGGGCACGGAGAGCTGATCAACTTTACTCACCTTCACAACTTCGCAGCGATCGCCAGAGCCGTGCCGGGNACTACNTTNGCGCTCTGGACTAAGCGGGCCGATCTGGTGCGTAAACTGGGCGAGCGCAGCCGGCCAGATAA